ATTTCTAAGGCACGCACGCTTGAGGGTCGCGTTGATCGTTACTTCCGTGGTTTCGACGGTGATCAGACTCAGTTTGATCTCACGATCAGCAATGGTGAAGCATACTACCCAGATCCTGCTGGTCACATGCTCATCTTCGTCAACGGTATCCTGCAACCTCCTGGTGGTAACAACTCCTACGTTGCATTCTCCGATAAGATTAACTTCTCTGAAGCACCCGAAATCGGATCTGAATTCGTTGGTTACTACGTTGGTAAACTTCGCCAGATGGATGATATCAGTTTCGAGTTTGACTCGTTACGCTCGTCCTTCAACCTCAGACGTGAAGGTTTATTCTACTCGCTGACACTGACTGAGGGTGTTTCTTCCAACGTGATTCGCCCAGAAAACAACATCATTATTTCACTCAACGGTATCATTCAGGAACCTGGCGTTGCATACGAGCTCGTCGGATCTAGAGTCATCTTCGCTGAAGTGCCTCGCGCAGGATCAACCTTTGTTGGATTCTCCTACATTGGATCTGACACTGACGTGATCGCTGCAACCGTTGTGCCACCTGTGGAAGCAGGTGACAAACTTGAGATTGATGGTGAAGAATTCGCTCGTGAAGTTGCTCTGATCGAATCTTCCAACTCACTGATCACCTTTGAATACACAGGATCCGTTAAGGGTCGTAACGCTGCTGCACTTGCCCAGATCCGCTCTGGTCAGTTGGAAACTGCAATTCTCACCAACTCTGGTGATGGTTACACCTCACGCCCCAACGTGGACGTGATTTCATCCTCTGGTTTCGATGGTCGTATCAAGGCACTCATGGGTATCACACGCATTGACGTGAAGACGCCTGGTGTTTCTTATCTGCAACCATTAGTCCAGATTGATAACATTGTCCCAGACGACTTTGTTAATCCTTCGGGCACGCCGGTCAATGGTGGTAGAGATATCTACAACGCTGACGAGGCAGGTGGTGGCACCACTACAATCGATCCTGGCGCGATTACGATTTCTCAGGATCCTGTAAACGTAACAGTTAACCAAGGTCAGACTGCATCCTTCACGGTTGCTGCTACTGTCTCCAACAGTCAGCAACTCAACTACCAGTGGCAGAAGAAGGAATACGGCACTCAGACCTGGAGTAACATCATCGGTGCTAACCAGTCAATATACAACACCAACGATGCCGCTCAGGCAGACGATGGTGACGAATACAGAGTTGCAATTACTGCTGCAGGTGCTACACCTGTTTACTCACTGTCTGCTATCCTCACGGTCCAGACTGGTGCTACTGTGATTAGCAACTTCACTCCAACTCAAATCTTCGACGACATCTAAATAAAAGTAAAACCATGGGGGCAACTGCAAGTTATAACGATGCCACTGACATTCTTACAGTAGAGGCGGATGGTCTTCCTTCTCCTGTAGGGTTTGGCACGTTTCCTAATGCCAACAACCCAAACACAGTAACGGAGCAAGATTTCGATCATGCTTTTACTTACCGTGGTGGGTCCTTTGGTATTAGTCGCACATTCGATACTAACGCTTGGAATCAAGACGGATTCATTAGGTCTATAGTCATTTCTGTTAATGATAACTCATTGTTTAACAATGAGATTCAGGTGGGTGACAGACTTATGTTTACCTTCAGTGATGGTATTAAAAGGGTATTCCTTTATAAGGGCACTACTTTTACCTCCATCGAAGATGAGTGTTGGTTAGCAACATCCGATAGAATTGACCTTATTATGAGAGACCAAGAGTCTCTAACTAGCGGCACTTATGAGTATTATGATGAAAGAAATGGTCGAAGCGCAACTCCACTAGGTACTATTGGTATTGCCGCTAATGGCGTTGCTTTGTTTAGTCCTTCTGCTGGTACTGGTGGAAACCCCCCAGTAGGATTCAGTTGGAATGCTCACTACCCACAATCTCCTGTAGATTTTGGTGAGGATGAGTGTGGTGGTCATCCTGAGCAAAGTGGTCAGTATCATTATCATGATACACACTTCTTGGATTGTTGGCGAGATGGGTCCTCGATGGCAGGATACAATGATTATTATGGCACTACACAATATAACGGCGATAACTTGAGACATCCTGATGGTCATTCTAAGATCATCGGTATTGCATTTGATGGATTCCCAATTTATGGTCCATATGCTTATACATCACCATGGGACAATCTGACTTCTCCCAAAATTATGAAGTCTTCTTTCTCAACTTTATCAGTTGAGGCAGCAGGTAGACCTGACTATGGTAACACCATCGCAAACCCCCCTGCAGGCGCTCTGGTGCAGGACTGGGAGTATGTTGAGGCAACTGGTGACCTAGACCTTCATAATGGTAGATTTTGTATTACTCCAGAATTCCAGAATGGCACCTATGCATATTTCTTGTCTGTAGATCCAGACAATATTGATGCCCCTGAGTTTCCATACATGATTGGAAGCTCTACTAGAGAGACAATTAATACAAACTTCACACTACAAGCACCTGTCGCTCCACCCAGTGGTGGCGGTAATGGAGGTGGAGCACCTTCAATTCTGGTGTTTAACAGCCAACCTCAGAATGCTACAGCAAATCCAGGAGAGACGGCAACGTTTACTGTGCAAGCAGAGATCAGTCCAGAAAATGGACCTATTGCTTATCAGTGGTATCGCTCCACAGATGGCGGTTTCGCATTTGCTGCTATTACAGGAGCAACTACAAACTCATATACACTCAGTACTCTTGGATACATGACGGGATATAGATTCCGTTGCCGTATCATCGGTCCTCTGGGAGTATCGACTCAAGCAGAAAACTCACCACTTGATTCCAATGCAGCAGTATTGACTGTTACTGGATCTGGTGGTGGAAGCGGATCTACCGCTAATAGATTCGATAGCACGCAGAGCACTCTTGACTCTACGTCACAAACCTTCGATGGCACCTAAATAACACTGTAGAAATCTACCAACCATGGCAAAGCAAAATCTTAGTATTGGATCGTCAGCAAACGACGGGACAGGTGATAGTCTCAGAGATGGTGCTATCAAACTGAATAGCGTTATTGACGAGCTCTATACCGCTCTTGGTAATGACACCAACCTGCTGGTGAATATTGGCAGTCCTACCGCAGGACAATTAATGAAATGGGATGGATCTCAATTTGCTGAGGGAAATTTTGATACGTTAACTTCAAGTTTAGACGTTGGTGGATTTGAGATTGGATCTACTGATAATGGTGATGTAGTCATCAAACCTCATGGTAGCGGTGATATTAAGTTTTGGGCAGGTGGCACTGGAAGTGCTCTGACATATATTGATGGCGCAGACGGTAAGTTAAAGTATACAAACCATTTTGCCCAAACAGCAGATCTTCCTGTTGCAGGAGATCATCATGGTATGTTTGCACATGTCCATGATCAAAGTCATGGATACTTTGCACATGATGGTGCTTGGGTTCAACTAATTGATAGTGGATCTTCTATCGGTGAGCTTACCGATGTTGACATGACAGTCGGCGGTGGTCCTTCTGATGGTCAGGTCCTTAAGTGGTCTGCTACCAATAGTTATTGGTATCCAGACAATGATGCTACCGCATCTGGTGGTGGTGGAGGATCTACACAAAATTTATTTGAGGGTATCAATGCTGATACGGGGTCTACTACAGCGAGTGCTGCTACTGATGTGCTTACTGTGGCTGGTGGCACAAATATCTCCACATCTATTGCTGGAGATACGTTAACAATTGACATGACGGGGACATTAGGTGATGTTGACCAAAATCTCTTCTCTACTATCGGATCTGATTCGGGATCCAAGACGGCTAATTCCACTACTACTACTGTTAACCTTATTGGCGGTACTGGGATCTCCACTGCTGTTTCTGGTGATAATCTGACGATTACCAATGATTCACCAAACACAGATCAAAACATTTTTGCCACAGTAACTGGTGATAGCGGCACTACTACTTCCAACTCCCCTACTGAGTCGTTAGCAGTTTCTGGTGGAAATGGTATTACTACCACTGCATCTACAAACTCAGTTTCGATTGCTGCAGATTTATATCTTGCTAGTGGTCAGACTCTATCAGAGAATCAGAGTTTCATTACTAATGCAAGTGGTGAAGTTGAAGCGGTTGCTTCTGCTGCTGTTGGTTTTGAGATTTCTGGGACATCAGGCGGTGGATATGACCTCAGCAACAACGGATGGACTGGAACTGGAAACCCAACCATCTATGTCTATCGTGGTTTCACATATAGATTTAACAACACCACAACATCTGCTCACCCATTTGCTCTGAGACAAACAAGTGGTGGATCTGCCGTAACCGCTGGTGTGAGTGGATCACAGGAGGGTGTCCAATATTGGACTGTGCCTATGACTCTTGCAGCAGGCACAACATATGTCTATCAATGCACCGTTCATCCTGGAATGGTCGGTAATCTCGTGGTCGTCTAATGACAAGAACAGTCCCTGGATCTGGTGCTTCAATTGTCCCCATATTTAATAGTATATTCGGGGTAAGAGAAGTTTATGTTACTGCAGGAGGTAGTGGGTATGATCCTGCTGATCCCCCTAGACTCCGTGTCGGAAATTGTGGCACACCTATCAGAGATGCGGTTTTAAGACCTGTCATTGAAGGTGACAATGGTGAGATCACTGCTGTAGAAGTATTGGATCCAGGCGAAGGGTATGATCCCATGCGTCTGGAAATTACTGATGAGAATGCAAGTGTGCCTGCTGAAGGTAAGATCTTCCTGAAGCAAGACGGTGGTATTGACCTCATCCAAATGACTCAGTTTGGTGATGAATACTTTGCTGCTGAAGCAGAAGTTAAAGGTGGTGGTGGATCTGGATCTGAGTTAGTGCCTATTACAGGTCTAGTTACAGGTCTTGCTATTGAAGAGTTTGGTAGAAACTATACCGAAGAAGATGTCAATATCATCATCTCAGGTGGTGGTGGACAAGGTGCAACTGGTGTTGCTGGTGTCAATCCATTTGGTAAAGTTACTGCAATTACCCTTACCAATTCTGGTGAGTTTTTTGAAGATCCTCCTCTAATTCAAATTATTGGTGGTGGTGGATCTGGTGCTAGTGCTTCGGCATTTATTAATCTTGGTACTATTACAACTATTGACCTCCTAGCAGGTGGTGATGGTTATGTAGTTGCTCCTCAGGTTATCTTTACAAGAGATACAAACCTAATTAAGACTGCAAGGAACAGACAGTCTCTAAACTCTGTTGTTTACAATTTGTCAGGTATTCTGGCTGACGTGACCACTGGTGATGAAACTATTCACGTTGAGTCCACAGCACCTTTTCCTGGATCTGGTAAATTCCTTCTTGGTAGAGAAATTGTTAGATATACAGGTAAAACTGCCACAACATTTGATGGATGCGATAGGGGCACAAACTTTAGATTTGACCAAAAGATAATTCTTGATACTCTCCAAAATGATCCCAATACTGGAGACACGCTTTATGATTTCCAAGTTACTGACAAAGTTAGACGTGTTGTTGAAAATGCAAGTAACAGAGTCGCTATCGTTTATGATTGGGATGAAACTGAAAGAGCATTATATCTGACATTCCAAGTTGATGAGTTAGCATTTATTGATGCTGGCAGATCAAGCGAGAAGTCTCAAATTATTGCATTCTTTGCAGGTACTTCTGGATCAACTGCAACTGGTGTCGTACCACATACTTTGGTTGAGTTAGAAGGCAGCGAAATTGTTGCATTTACTTCACCTCTGTCAGTTATTCAAAACTTTAAGTTTGAGGATGATGATGAAGAGTATGTTGATGCTCAGGGTGTGCAGCAGTTTGGAGATGGTATTCCCGACCTTCTGAATACTGGCACAGATTATGAAGACCAGATTAATCTAGATGGGGGCATTGCCTCGTCTAAATATGGTATTGAGGAAGAATTAGGTGGCACCAACACCACGCTCTTCCAGATTGGTGATCAGATCTATGATGGCAGTCCTAACCAGTTAGTTGCTACTATCCAGTCTGCTGGTGCTTTGGGAGATGGTGATGCCCATATCTCTACTGCAACTATTATTATTGAATACATTAGTGCATCTCTGTTTAACATCCCAACAGCGGGTGGTGAAGAGACTGTTACTGGACAGACATCAGGCGTTGCAGCAACAACTACAAATAGAAGACTTGGACCTAAAGATGGTCAATTCTATCTAGATGTTAAGTCGATTCAAGATAATGATCCAACTTACAAATTTACTGTTGGTGAGACAGTGCAAGGATACTCTTCTGGTGCCCAAGCAAAAATCATCGCAGTTGAGTATAACAACTTCCTCAGAAATGAGGGTGAGTATTAACCCCATAAATAAATCTATAGGATAATTGGTAACAAATGGCGCTACTAACCGACCAATTTAGAATTTTTACTGCTAGCCGACTGATCAAGTCTCTGCAAGGTCCCGATCCTGCTCAGACTGATAGTGAAGCTGGAAGTAGTCGTGATCGTCTGTATGTTTTCATCGGTCGTCCCCAACCTTGGGATAATGAGAATGCAGCGCCCGCTCCTGTGGACTCTTTCCAAGAGTTTAGTGATGACTTCTCTGACATGATCTCTATGAAGCGAGTGTTGGCGAATGATACTATTCAAGTTATTCGTAGGACTGACTGGATTCCTCCTGAGCAAACCACTGGTGGCTTGGGTTATGTTTACGATATGTATCGTCATGACTACAGCGCAACTAAAACCGCGTCTTCTGGTGCTACCAAACTTTATGATGCAGACTTTTACGTTGTTAACTCATCGTATCAAGTCTATAAGTGCATCTATAACGGGACATCCCCTAGTGATCCTAACGGTAAGCCTTCTACTGTTGAGCCTACGGGTACTTCAACTTCTATTATTACCACTGCTGACGGTTATCGTTGGAAGTATATGTATACGATCCCTGTGGGTCTCGTATTGAAATTCTTCTCTAACGAATACATGCCTGTGCTGAGTGACACCGCTGTGGTGTCTGATGCAATCGGTGGTGAGATTGATACGGTTATTATTTCATCCTCTGGTGCAGGGTATAACAATGGCACCTACGAGAATGTACCTATCAAAGGCGATGGTGTTGGCGGTCGTGTTTCTCTGGTTGTCGATGGGGGTCGCATTGTATCTGCTACTGTTACTTCGGGTGGATCAGGATACAACTTCGGTAAAGTCGTCATCGATGAAGTCAACGGTATCGGTGCAGGTGCAGGATCAGGCGGCACCGTTGAAGTGATAATTCCTCCAACTGTCGGTCATGGTGCTGATCCAGGGACAGAGATGGGTGGATATCGCGTCATGATTAACACCAAGTTTACCTATGCTGAGGGTAGTGGTGACTTCCCAACTGATAACGACTACCGTCGTATTGGTTTGGTGATCAACCCCAACAAATTCGGCACAACAGAATTGGCAGCAGATCTTACTCTGTCCGCCACAAAGTCAGTTATCTTTGCTCCTACCTTTACGGGTAACTTTGCTACTGACGAAATTATCACACAGTCTCGCACAATTGGTGGTCAGCAAGTGACTGCTCGTGGACGTGTGATCTCATGGAATAGCACAACCAAAGTGCTTAAGTATTACCAGAATAGAATCGATGGTGTCTTCCCTGAATTCACTGGTAGTTTGATTGAGTTTGAAGGTGGTAACCCTGTCGTGGGTGCAACATCTGGTGCATCTGCTGACCCTGATATTAACTTCCCAATTGTATCAGGTGCATCTACTCGTGTTATTAACAACACTGAGTATGACTTGGGTATGTCTTTTACCAACGGTTATGCAAAACCAGAGGTTGAGCCAAATTCGGGTCAGGTTATTTACATAGATAATAGAGGCGCGATTACTCGTGCTGGTGACCAAATCGAAGACATTAAGATCGTAGTAGAGTTCTAAACGATGCCCCAGAATACCAATCTAAATATTGCTCCTTATTTCGACGACTTCGATAAGGACAAGAATTTCTACCGAGTGCTATTTCGCCCTGGGTATCCTATCCAAGCGCGTGAGTTAACGACTCTACAATCGATTCTCCAGAATCAGATTGAATCCATTGGACAACACTTCTTTAAAGAAGGTGCAATGGTCATTCCCGGTCAGGTCGGTTATGACTTGAGTGTGCAGGCAATCATTCTGCAGCAATCCTTCCTGGGTGTCGATATCGAAACCTACAGGACTCAACTGCATGGTCAGGTTATTGAGGGCATCACGACTGGCGTGAAAGCAAAGGTCTTGTATTCAATTCCTGCTTCAGAATCTGAGCGTGGTTACCTCACTCTATACGTTAAGTATATCGAATCTGGTGATACAGTTTCTGACACCGCCACTAAAAAATTCCAACCAAACGAGCAGTTACTTGCTGAAAACGAAATTACTTTCGGCACAACACTGATCGAAATCGGATCACCATTTGGACAGCTGCTGCCCGTTGACGCTACTGCGATTGCATCTGCTGCATACATTAACAATGGTGTGTACTTTGTTAGAGGTCACTTTGTTGATGTCCAATCAGCAAACCTAATCCTTGAGCAATATAGCAATAACCCCTCTTATAGAATTGGTCTGGAAGTTAGTGAATCTATTGTTACCCCTGAAGACGATCCGTCACTGAATGACAACGCTGCAGGCACTTCAAACTACTCAGCACCTGGCGGTCACAGATTTAAGATTAAGACCACTCTTGTCAAGAAAGCAATCAATGATTCGACTGACAAAAACTTCGTTGAGTTACTACGAATTAACAACAGTAAAGTTGAGCAGTTTGTTGATCATACTGCGTATTCAGAGATGGAGAAGTCGATCGCACGTCGGACATATGAAGAGTCTGGTGACTATGTTATCGACACTCCCATTATTACACCAAGAGAATGTCTTGATGATGGTTTTAATAACGGGGTCTACACTGTTTCTCAGACAAGTCAGCAAAACAATACTCCTACAGATGATCTCCTAACCTATGAGATCTCTCCTGGTAGAGCGTACGTTAAAGGATACAGGACTGAATTCCTTACACCTCAGTATATTGACGCTCCCAAACCTAGAGATTTCTCCTGTGTAGAAAATGGAATTATCCATTTTAGACTAGGTAACTTTGTTAAGGTCTACGAGCAATATGGTTGGCCTAACCTGACTGGTGAGGGTGTGACTGATGCATACCAAGTTATCGAATTGTATGATGACTGGATTCCTGGGGCATCCAGCTCAATTGTCGGTAACCAAATCGGTCGTGCTCGTGTTGTCCAGGTACAGATCGATCAGGCAGACCAGTATGACATGTGGTTCTTTGACCCACAGATGTTTACTGCTATTAACTTGGCAGCTGGCGCTAACACTGTTAATGTTGGTGATGTGCTACAAGGTCGCAGCTCTGGTTCTCGTGGTTTCGTTGCTGAATCAGGAAGCCTTGGTGCCTGCCGTCTAGAGCAGGTCTCTGGTAGTTTCCTTAACAATGAAGTTATTGAAAGAGATGGTCGTGTTGTTGGCACACTGGAAGCAGCACATACCTATAACCTGTCTGATGTCCGCCGTTGTGTTGGTAGAAATAGTAGCAACGCTGTAGATTTCGCTGCAAACTGGTTGCTAAATGATGCAGCATCTATTGAGTCCTCTACTGTTACTGTAAGTGGCACTGGTGCTCTTGCTACTGGTTTTAGGACCAAATTTGCACAGGATCTCCGTCCTGGTGATGTTGTTACTACAACTGCAGCTGGTCTAAATGGTGACAATACTCTAAGAATTAAGAGAGTTGTCCCCGCGCAGATCGCTACCAACACTGGCAACATCGCTACAGGTGGCACAGCAATCTTCGACTACCTCAACCAAACTGCTGTCCTGGATGCCACCCTTAAGAGAGGTAGTGGCAACGCTGACGGTGAGTATGCTGAGATGGTAAGGATGCGTCCTTTCATCTTCCAGAAAGACTATCAGAATGGTGAGTTGTCTATTGATGCACCTCGTACATCGATGAAGTCAATCTCCGACGAATCATTCTTTGTATACAGGACATTCGCTAACAAGACCGTTGTGTCTGGTGGTGTTACTGTGTCTCTGCCTGAATCAGAGCAGTTTGCATCTCTTGATGATGAAAACTATGTGTTGACGGTTGTTGCTGAGTCTGGATCCTCATACGCTGTTGGATCTAACCTTGACATTGATGCCCTCAATGACCTTGGCACACTGACTGTTACTTTCGGTGCTGACGCACAGTCTATTACCATCTCTGGTTTGACTAACGTCAACACTGTTAAGTTGACTGCTCTTATCTCTAAGAATATCGTCACCAGAAAGATTAAAACTGCCGCTAAGATGCGTGCATTGAAGGTGACTCGCACAAGAATTAACAATGACCAGACTAAGTTTGGTTTGGCATATGGTAATCTGTATGGCACCCGTATTGAAGATGAGGAAGTTTCATTTGCATTGAATGATGTCTATAAGATTCATGCTGTGTATGAGTCTGAGAATGATAACGATGCTGAATCACCCTACATGGTGTTGTCGGAATCTACTTTCTTTGATAATGGATCAGTTGTTGTCGGTAAGACCTCTGGTGCTCGTGGTCGAGTTATCCAGTTTGTCAATAGCACACTGAGACTGTACTTCGTTGCACTTAACGAAATTCCATTCATACCTGGTGAGACCATTGATGGTGTTGATGATGACGGCAATGCTCTGCAGGCAATTGTTGATGACTCTGAAGGATCTGTTTCCACAGGATCTAAAGTTATCACAACTCAGTTTGAATTGGAAGGTGGTCAGAAAGCACACTTCTATGACGTTTGTAAACTAACTCGTCTTCCTGGATTCTCCCCACCAATTCGTAAGATACTTGTGATCTTTGACTACTTCTTGCATGAGTCTTCAGGTGACTACTTCTCAGCTCAGTCTTACACTGGTATCATGTATAAGGAGATCCCTAAGAATAAACTGGATGGATCAATTAACTATATCCGTGACCAGATTGACTTCCGTCCTGGTATCGGTGAATTAGCATCAGGCACAGGTACCATAACTGCACCGTATTATGTAAACTGTGCGTCACTTGATTTTGGATCTAGGCAATTTGACACCTCTGGTGGTGTTGGTGGATCTACCATCTTTGATATACCAAAGGTTAACACAGAATTTAGATGTGACTACTGCTTCTATCTTCCTAGAGCAGACAAGTTGTATTTGACACATGATAACCAACTTAAGATTGTCAAGGGTGTGTCCTCTGAGGATCTTCCTCATCCTGATAAGATTGATAATGCGATGCTTCTCGCAACGATTGAGATGCGTCCATATGTGTATGACGTTGAGCGTGATGTCCTGGTATATCCTGAGATCATCAAACGTTATACCATGAAGGACATTGGAGATCTGGAGACCAGACTCGCTCACGTTGAGTATTACACATCTCTGTCCCTGCTGGAAGTACAAGCAGATAACACTAAGACATACGATGATAATGGTTTTGACCGTCTGAAGAATGGTTACGTTGTAGACGACTTCACCGACCATACTGTGGGTGACGTATTCAGTGTTGACTATAAGTGCTCTATGGACTTTAAAGAGGGTCACCTCCGTCCTTCGCACTATACTTCTAACGTGCCCCTGCAAATTAACATGGGTGCATCCAGCAACGTCATTAAGACTATTGGAAATATGGTGATGCTGCCTTACGAGGATTTGGCAGTTATTACACAACCTTATGCATCTAGGACTGAGAATGTTAACCCATTCAACGTGTTTACTTTCATCGGTCGTATTGACCTAACACCTGCATCTGACGACTGGATTGATATCGAGCGTCTGCCTGCCCGTGTTGAAAACGTTGAAGGTGACTTCTCTGCTGTTGCTAGAGACCTTCAGATTGATCAGAATGGTTTTGCTCCTCTCCAATGGGGTAGTTGGCAGACCAACTGGACTGGTGAATCGATGCAATCAACCTCTCAAACTAGAAACAGGTCTGGTAGTTTCTCCTCTGGTGGTCGTAGACTCGGTAGATTGGGTCACGGTCAAGGAAGACAACCACTGTTTGTCCACGAAAGAAGGACATGGCGTGTTGTTAACAACCAAGCAAGGCAAGGTATTAGGACTCGTGTCACTCCCAAGATTGATCGCAAGTCTCTTGGTGATCACATCCTGTCACAAACAGCAATCCCCTGGATTAGATCCAGAAACATCGGTTTCAACATCGACCGTCTCAAGCCTCGCACAAGGATGTATTTCTTCTTCGATGGTGTCAATGTCAGCGGTTATGTGACTCCTAAAATTATTGAGCTTACTAAGTCTTCTACCCAAGATCCCAACTCTAACGAGACACCTTTCGTTGTTGGTGAAACTGTGGTGGGTCAGACCTCTGGTGTATGGTTAAAAGTTGCTCCTGCTAATGATGGACATAAGACTGACCCTTATGGTGTTGGTGCTACTGGACTTGCTGAGTCTTATGCATCACAAACCAACTTCCTGAATATTGATGTCCAGGCAATGGCAGAGACAGTCAACCCCAACTTCTACGGTAACATGAACGTGGGTGAAGTCCTTCTTGGATTGACCTCTGGCGCTCGAGCTGTTGTGAGAGACCGTCGTCTTCTTGCTGATAACGTTGGTAACCTTCAAGGTACTTTATTCATTCCTTCTCCTAAGAATGATTCCAACCCACGTTGGGCAACTGGCACAAGGACGGTTAGAGTCACAACTTCAGATACGAATGATAGGACTCCTGGAAATGTGGATTCCTCTGCAGACGCATCATACTCTGCGTCTGGCACCTTGCAGACTGTTAGAGAAAACATTCTTGCCGTCCGTAATGCTGAGATCGTCCGCGATACAGTTAACGATGAAAGGACTATTATTACAACTAGGACTGAGAGTCGTCAGATTGGTTGGTATGACCCTCTTGCACAATCCTTTATTATTGATGAGGAAGGCGGTGTATTCCTGACAGGTATTGATATATTCTTCAGGACTAAGGACGCTAATATTCCTATCTCAATTCAGGTCAGAACCATGGAGAATGGTTATCCTACTAAGGATATTATTCCTTTCTCTGATAATACTATCGATCCTAGCACTGTTGAGTTGTCGGAAAACGCAAGTATTCCTACAAGATTTACATTCAGATCTCCTGTTTACATTAAGTCAAACATTGAATATTGCTTCGTGCTTCTGTCTGACTCCAACGAATATAACGTTTGGATCTCCAGAATGGGCGACGTTGATGTGACAGGCACGAGGACAATCTCTGAGCAACCATATGCTGGTGTGCTCTTCAAGTCACAAAACGCTTCTACATGGACTGCTGACCAGTATGAAGATTTGAAGTTTACCATGTATCGTGCTGAGTTTACTCAGAATTTGGGCACAGCAATCTTTAACAACGCTGAGCTTGGTAAGGGTAACAATGGTATTCATAGACTGATTGAAAATCCAATTCAGACTCTGAAACCCAAGCAAACTCTCACGCTTCCTGTTGGTAGTAACTATAGCTTTACAGTTGGAGCACGAATCATCCAAACACCTTCTACCGCAGAAGGTACTATTGTTGAATTCGATTCTGTGGCTGATCCTGAAACTATTACTATTTCAGATATTACTGGTATCTGGTCTGCTGGTTTCCTTGATGCCAACAACAACACATTCCAAGGCATTTCATCTTCTCAATCTGTTGCCACGATTGTCCTGTCCGCAATCTACAACGGCACCTTTGATGTTGGTGCTGAAGTCAGTGGATCTACTTCTGCTGCAACTGGTATTGTTACTGCATATGATTCTGGCAGTCAGACTCTGACACTTAGCTACATTACTAGAGCATTCGATATTTCGGATACTCTGTCTGATGCAGGTGGCACATCTGCAACGATCACTAGCATCACCTACAGCGGTGACTCCTACGATGCATACCCAACTGCTGCTCCTTCTTATCCTAGCGATGACAAGGAAGTGTTGGTTTATCATAGAAACCATGGTATGCACCAACGTACTAACAACGTTGAGGTTGAGGGCATTATCTCTGAAGTGCCCCCTACCACACTGACCACTACCCTGACTGCTGGATCAACTTCAATTCAGGTTAATGATGCATCTCAATTCCACACCACTATCAGTGGATCTCCAATTGGTAACCTTAATCAGGGTTATCTTAAGATTGATGATGAGATTATTCAGTACGCTTCAATCTCTGGCAACGGGCAGGTAATTACAGTTGCTACTTCTGGTAGAGGTCAGGATGCCACTGCTGATGTTGATCACGCCTCTGGTGCAATTGTTGAATGTTACAACCTTGATGGTATTCCTCTGACGGAAATCAATAGGGTCCACCCACAAATCTCCTGCCCATGGTTGGATACCTACATGTTACACATTGATAGTGTTGCAACTAATGGTATTCGTGGCGGTGGCACTAACGTTTATGCTTCTCAGAATGTCCAGTTTGAAGTCGTTACACCTACGGTGTCTACGATGGTTATGGCAGAAACAAGTATATCAGCAAGACTGAATACCACTACTTCTACATCTGTCGGAGATGGATCTTCTATAGTTGATCAAAACTCCTTTATTAACAATGGCACTTATGTGGACGTTGTGTTGAATGAGCAAAACGTGTTTACTGCTCCTCAGATGGTAGCATCTAAGATTAATGAGCAAAACAAACTGGATGGTAACAAGTCTCTTACTATGTCAGTCATGCTTGAGACTGACAAACCAACCCTCTCTCCTTGCATTGACCTTGACCGTGTGTCACTGATTACAACATCTAACCGCGTGAATATGTGGCCAGGTGGACCAGATACTTACGGTCAGCAGTCACAAATTGATAGAGATCGAGATGTTTCTACTCTTCCAATTGGTGATCAAAATGCTGCTGTCTATATCACACGTCTCGCACGTCTGGGTAGAGAAGCACGCTCACTGAAGATTGATTTCCAAGTCACCCGTCACCCTGCTACCGAGCTTCGTATCTACTACAAGGCATTCAAGGTTGGTGACGCGACTGATCCTAGTACTATTGGTTGGACACAAATGGGTCTTCCCACTTCCAATCAAAACTTGGGTGAAGCATATGATACAAGCCCCACAGAAGAATATCTTTGGAAGGATTATACATATGAAGCAAGGGGACTTAACTTTAACGCCTTCCAAGTGAAGATTGTTATGAGATCTAAAAATCAAGCACGAGTACCACTCTTAGCTGATCTCAGATCCATTGCCCTTGCAACCTAACACGGTTATTATAATAATTATTCTTGGATATGTCAAGCGAATCTGATTACATCAGACCTTTCAAAGGAGACCTAATCCCTGTCGAGGGCAGGGAAGGTTGGTATCGTGACCCTGATTCTAATGCAGTTATAAATTGCAATGTGTCAGAGTATGATAACTATATGGCGGCATATGACCGTCGATCCAAGAAGGAAGAGAAGATGACCACTTTACAAGATGAGGTATCTGGGTTAAAATCAGATATCGGTGAAATCAAAAACCTACTTAAATCATTACTACAAGGAGACAACAATGCCAGCTGACGTGACGGAAACTGCCTCTCAGGAGGAATTGCTTGAGCAATTCAAATCTCGCTATCAGGGTCTTTTGAAAGACAACCGCGAGATGGCAGACAAAATTAAGAGCAATGAAGCTACTGCTCTCAAACTTCTCGGTGCTATTGAGACTCTAGAGTATCTCAGCCCACCTCCACAAGAAGAAGAAGAAATCGAAGAGCGTCCAGATGGGACTATTGATCCCGACGACCTGGAAAAGACTTGACCCCTACCCCCGAAAGGGGGTTTTTTCGTGACATAAATAAGTCAGACAGACTAACTGTTGTGCTAGGATCCTTTTAAGCAATGGCAAATAGAATACAATTAAGACGTGACGGTGCTCAGCAGTGGGCAAACGTTAACCCTATTCTCGCTCAAGGTGAGTTAGGCATTGAAATTGATACTTCGCGTATCAAAGTCGGTGATGGTGTCACCGCATGGAACTCTCTGAAATATGAGAGACCGATTGAGACGGAATCTAATACTGCTAACACTCTTGTTAAACGAGATGCTGACGGTAACTTTGAGGCAGGTGCAATTACTGCTTCTCTCGTCGGTAACTCTGCTACTGCAACCCGACTGGCAAACGCACGACAGATTGCACTAGGTGGTGACATGTCTGGTGCTGGCACGTTTGATGGATCCTCAAACCTGACCATTACTGCAGAATTGAATTATGTGGTGGCACTTCCCCACTATGATGAGAATGACCTAGCAGCAACTGGCACCTACACCCGTATCACGGTGGATTCCCGTGGTCGTATTGTGGATGCTGAAACACCTACCACTCTTTCTGAGTATAATATTGGTGACGCACAACCTTTAGATAGTGACCTGACCTCTCTGGCAGGTATGACAGGTTTTGGTTTCATCTCTCGCCAAGCAGAAGGCACTCTAGTAAACCGCACCATCACTGGTGGTAGTGGGCGTATCATT